CTTTTTTCCATGATACAGGTACAAGGTTTATGGAAGCTAGACCTTTTTTTGCTATTGGACGAAGAGATGAAGATAAGATAAGAGATATATTTTTTAGGTCAATAAAACTATGAGTAAACGAGAAGATATTGCTGGAGATATTATTACTAAACTAGATGCAGTATCTAGTCCTATTGAATTTAAGCTAATAAAAAGAGAACCATTTGAACCTGAGGAGTTATCTCAGGCTCAGTTTCCAGCCGCATATATACAAACAGGGGACGAAACTAGAGATATGTTATCACTTGGAGATGTAGGAACAGGAAAAAGACAAGGAACAATAGATTTTTTGATAGTTGGTTTTGTCAAAGGAACTGACTCAAATATTGATACACTTCGCAATCAACTCATAGAAGTTGTAGAAGAAACTTTAGATAATGATATTACAAGAAATGGTAATGCTTTACATACTCAGATTGTAGAGGCTAGTTCTGATGAGGGGGTATTATTTCCTTATGGTGGAGTGAGAATTGTGGTAAGAGTTTTATATGAATTTGTTAGGGGGACTTCATAATGGCTAAAAGAATAAAAATATACTTTCCTGATGGAGAGAACGAAGTAGAGATATATGAAGATCAATTAGATAAATTTCTTGCAAAAGGTTTCAAGAAAGATAAAAAAGAAGATAGACCTCTTTTGAAAAATGATTTAGAAGAAGAGGAAACAAACATAATAGAGGAGTAAAATTATGGCAACTCAAGTAGGAACAAGTGGGGTTGTAAAATCTGGTGCTAATGCGATAGGCGAAATCACAGCATTTACGCTTAATCAAACTATGGACACAGTAGAAGATACAGCTTTAACAGACTCAAACAAATCCTATAAAGTGTTAAGAGGAGACGCAACTGCAACTGTAGAATGTCATTTTGATAATGACGATACTGCTCAAGAACTTCTTGTAGTAGGTAACACAGCAACTTTAGAATTATATCCTGAGGGTGCTGATAGTTCTGATGAGTATTTTACAGGAACAGCTATTGTAACAGGTAATGATGTTTCAGTATCAATGGATGGAATTACTAGCAGAACTTTCTCTTTCCAATTTACAGGTGGAGTAAGCACAGCAACAGTATAATAATTTGTGGTAGACAAAATAGATTTTTTTGAGGGAGTCAAAAACCATTTTGAGTCTCTTGAAGTAAAAATAATTGAAGTTCCTGAGTGGGGTCTTGAGGGCGAAAAAGCTATGTATGTAAGACCTTTTACCATGAATGAGAAATCAAAATTATTTAAAGGTGCTGAAAGTTCAGACCTAAATGTATTGGTTGATGTAATTATACAAAAAGCAGAAACTAAAAGTGGCGACAAGATGTTTGATTTATCTCATAAGCCTAAGTTTAAAATGAAAGCTGATACTGATGTTATTTCAAGAGTTGCTACTGAAATTATTTCTCAAGATAGTCTTTCTGACATTAAAAAAAACTAAACTCTAATCCTGAGTTCTTTAACATCTTAGCTTTGGGAGAGAAGCTACATATGTCTGTGAGAGATATATTGCAAATGCCTGTTTCAGAGTTTAATATGTGGATTGCATACTTTAGTTTGCAAAGAGAAAAACAAGAACAAGCTGAAAGGCTACAAAAAAAATAATGGCTACAAAAAAAGTAAATATTGACATTATTGCTAAGGATAAATCCAAAAGAGCATTAAACACAGTAAGAGGTAGTCTTGATAAATTAAAATCATCAGTATTCAATGTTCGTAATGCTTTAGCTGGTCTTGGTGCTGGTTTAGTAATTAGAAATCTTGTTAATACAGGAAAACAATTAGAAAATTTAGAAACAAGGTTTAAATTTTTACTAAAAAATGCTGAAGAGGGTGCAAAAGCATTTGATAATATGTCAAAATTTGCTTCCAAAGTTCCTTTTTCACTTGAAGAAATACAATCAGGTTCAGGAATATTAGCTACTGTTACTGATAATGCTGATGAACTACAAAAAATGTTAGAGATAACAGGAAATGTAGCGGCTGTTACAGGATTAGATTTTAGAACTACAGCAGAACAAATACAACGTTCTTTTAGTGCTGGTATAGGTGCGGCTGACCTATTCAGAGAAAAAGGTGTTAGAAATATGCTTGGTTTTCAAGCTGGTGCAACTGTATCTATAAATGAAACTGTAGAAGCATTTGAAAAAGTATTTGGTAAAGGTGGACAATTTGGTCAAGCTACAGACGAATTAGCAAATACATTTGAGGGAACTCTCTCAATGATTGGGGATAAATTTTTTAATTTTAAAAGAACAATTTTAGAGGCTGGTTTTTTTCCAGAGTTAAAAAGACAGTTTAAATCTTTAGATAATTTTTTAGCAGATAACTCAGAGAGTTTTGATATACTTGCAGAAAAAATAGGTAGAGGTTTAGCTAAAGCAGTAAAGAAAATTTCTGATGGTTTTATAACTCTTAAAGAAAATGCTGATTTAGTTGCTGGTGCTTTTGCCGCCATAGTGGCTGTCAAATTGGCTGGAGTTTTTACCACCGCAACTTTTGCTTTGGCTGGTTTAACAAAAGGAATGAAATTATTTAATTTTGCAACAAAATCAAATATTATTTTTGCATCTGTAGGAGTCTTTGCCGCTACTTTTGGTTTGTTGATTGAAAAATTTAGAGAATTCAAAAATGAATTATCAGATGGAACTTTTGCCTCAGAACATGCTGGAAAATCAATATCTGAATTAAAATCTGAAATAAACAAATTAGATGAGGCAATTCAATTTAGATTAAATAGTGGTCTTAGAAATTTTAAAACAATTATGGCTGGTCCTGAAATACCTGAGTCAGGCAAATCAATAAATATGTTACAAGATGAAATTAGATCACTTGCTGAAGCATTACAACTAGCCACAGAAAATCAAGAACAATTTAATGTGGCAACTGATAAAGGAACTGAGAATGTTAAAGATATATCAGACGCAATTAATCTGGGTTTAGGTGGTGGATTAGATGGAGTAAATGCAGAATTATCAGAATTTATTTTGATGTTAGAAAAGCTAGACGATCAATCCATACAAAACAAATTTATGTTTGAAGATGCCTCTTTATTTGCAAATACTTTTGACCAAAATTTAAAAAAGACAGGTAAATCGCTTGTTGACTCAACACAAAATCTTAGAGATTTCCAAGATGAATTGAGAGGTCTATCAACTGAAGAATTAAAAAGTTTTGAAAGTGCAGAAGATAAAAAAATAAGAATAAGAAAAGAAGCTGAACAAACAATTTTTAGTAATACAAAATCATCATTACAAGCTCTAAAAGGTTTGAATAGAACAAGTTTTGAAGCATTTAAAAGATTTCAAATAGCTGAAGCTACAATCAATGCAATAAGTGGTGCGGCTACTGCATTTAAAACTTTTGCTGGTAATCCTTTTATGGCTACATTTGTTGCGGCTAGTCATTTAGCAAAAGGTATGGCATTAGTTGCACAGATAAAATCTACAAGTTTCAAAGAAAAAGGTGGTCCTGTATCTCAAGGTAAACCTTTTATTGTCGGTGAAAAAGGTCCTGAAATGTTTGTCCCAAATCAATCAGGTAATATAATACCAAACAATAAAATGGGTGGTAGTCCTGTTGCTGTTACATTTAATATCAATACAGTTGATGCTAGAGGATTTAACGAATTATTAACTAATAGTAGAGGGACTATTGTTAGTTTGATAAATAGTGCTGTTAATGAAACAGGGAGACAAGCAGTAGTATGAGTGGTGCATTACCTGATGTTGATTTTCAAGCTGTTAACTTTCAAAGTGAACAAAGAACTTTGCGTAGTACAACAGATAGTGGCAAAACTTTTCGTAGGCAAATTGATGGTCAAAGATGGACTTTTACTCTTAGCTATCCATTGAAAACAAGAACTGAGTTTGCACCTATACAGGCTTTCATAATAAAACAACGATCAGGAAAAGAAAATTTTACAATTACTTTTCCAAGCTATTTTAATGCTCAGGGTTCAGAAACAGGAACAGTAAGAGTCAATGGTTCACATACTGCTGGAGATACAACAATAACAGTTGATGGTCATGCGGCTGATACTGCTGGTTCTTTCAAGGCTGGAGACTTAATAAAATTTGCAAATCATTCAAAAGTTTACATGATTGTTGAAGATGTTACACCAAGTTCTAATGCATCAACACTTACTATAGAACCACCTCTTAGAGATGCTCTAGCTGATGATGAACAAGTCAATTATGATAATATAACTTTCACAGTTCATCTAAATTCTGATGTTCAAGAGTTTCCAACGAACACAATAGATAAAGATAATAATATTTTAATTAATTATGAGTTTGATGTTATTGAGAGTTTGTAATGGCAAGAGGATTATCAAGTTCTGTAAAAACTGAGTTAGCTACAGGTAATATAAGACCTGTTCATTTAATAGATATAAATTTTGCTACACCACAATATTTAACTGATTGCAGTTTTAATTTAACATCAAGTATATCAGGAACTTCAAGAACTTATACTGCATCAGGTCATATTCTTAATATAGGAACTGCTCAAGAGGGTTCTAAGCCAATAAAAAACTCATTTAATCTTACACTATCAGGTGTAGATCAAAGTTTTATTTCTATTGCTTTGAATGAGAATATTATTAATGCAACAGTTCAATTATACAGAGCATTTTTAAATAGTAGTAATTCAATTATATCAGACCCATTTTTATTGTTTGATGGATTTATAGATCAATATTCAATAGAAGATGATACTTCAACAGCCGCTTTAGGGTTAAATATAACTTCTCATTGGGGTAATTTTGAAAAGGTATCAGGTAGAAGAACAAGCGATAATTCACAGCAAAGATTTTTTAGTGGAGATAAGGGTTTTGAATTTAGTGCTTTGACAGTTCAAGATATTAGGTGGGGTAGAGAATAATGGGGTTTTTTAGTGAAATTAAAAAAGGTTTTGAAAAAGCGGCTGGAACAGTATTAGGAAAAGCTATAGAAAAATTTGTTCCCTTTTTAAGTCCAATACTTTCTTTTGTATCTATTGTTTCTACTGCATTAACTTGGTTAAGAAAACCTGATGAACCAGAATTTAACTTTGATACTACAGCAGAAAACATAGCAAGAGGAATACTATTAAACAAAACAGCCGCAAATGGACAAATTCCTGTAATTTATGGAACAAGAAAAGTTGGGGGAACTTTAGCTTTCTTAGAAACTTCAGGAACAGATAATCAATATTTATATATGGCTCTTATATTAGGAGAGGGAGAGATAGATGATATTACAAAAATATTTGTTAATGATAATGAAGTTACTTTTGATGGAGACCTTGCAGATAATGTTCAAAGAGATGTAGCAAGTTCAGATAGTAATTATTTTAAAGACTCAAGTCTTATAAAAATAGAACCTCATTTTGGTTCAGATTCGCAATCAGCTTCAAGTTTGTTAGACACACTTACATCATGGACTTCAAATCACAGACTAAGAGGAGTTGCATATTTAGCTTTAAGATTTGAATGGAACTCAGACGCATTTGGTTCTATTCCAACAGTAAACGCATTGGTCAAAGGTAAGAAAGTTTACAATCCAAATCTTGATGGAACAAAAACAGGTGGCTCAGGTTCACATAGAGAAGATACAAGTTCTACTTGGGAATATTCAGACAATCCGATTTATCAATTATTAGATTATTTAAGAAACGATAGATATGGAATGGGTATTGCTAATGAATACTTTGATAGCAATTATGCAGATTTTCAAACTGCTGGGGATATTTGTGATACAAACATAACACCTTTTTCTGGTGCATCTCAAATAGATTTGATTGATAGCCATGCAGTAATAGACACTTCACAAAAAGTTATAGACAATGTTAATAAATTTCTTACAGGCTCAAGAGCATTTTTAAATTATCATGCTGGTAAATATCAAGTTACTGTAGAAAGCTCAGGTAGTGCATCAATAACACTTACTGAAGATAATATTATTGGTGGGATAGGAGTTTCAAGTAAAAACAAAAATGAAAGATATAATAGAGTTATAGTTACTTTTATAAATCCTGATAAAAATTATCAAGTAGATGAGGCACAGTTCCCACCTGTAGATGAGACAGGATTAGCTTCAGCAGATCAACACGCAACTATGAAAACTGCTGATGGTGGTATTTTACTAGAGGGTAGATTTGATATGCCAAGTATTGCAAATCCTTATCAAGCTCAAGAAATGGCTGAGATAATTTTACGAAGATCAAGATCAAGTTTAGATGTTTCTCTTACTGCTGATGCAAATGCTATGGAGTTAGTAGTTGGGGATATTGTAAATATAACTCATGCTACGCCATCTTTTAGTGCAAAACCTTTTAGAGTTTTATCAACAACAATTAATCCTGATTGTTCGGTTGCTTTACAACTGACAGAACATCAAGATAGTTACTATACTTTTGGAACGCAACAAGAAGTGGCAACCATACCTGATACAACACTTCCAAATCCTTTTAGTGTTCAGCCACCAGCTAGTATAACACTAACTGATGAACTTGTAGAATATTCAGAGGGAACAGTTATAACAAGATTGAATATAGCAATAGGTGCATCTACAGATAAATTTGTTCAATATTATGTTGTAGAAGCAAAACTTTCTACAGAAACAAATTTTAAAATAATTGGTCAAGGAACTGAACTTAATTATGAAATGCTTAATGTTATAGATGATGCAACTTATAATGTTAGATGTAGAGCAATAAATTCACTTGGTTCTTCTTCTTCAACAATTACAGAAAATAGAAAAATAGTTGGTGCTACTGAACCACCGAATGATGTAACAAACTTTTCTGTTAATATGCTTGGTAGTTCTCAAATGCAGTTAAATTGGGACGCAAATACTGACCTTGATATTTCTTTTTATGAAATACGTTATCAAAATGTAACCAATAATGCTCAATGGAATAAATCGGTAAATTGGTTACAAGTTCCCAGAACATCAGGAACAAGTATAACAACAAATGTAAGAGATGGTGCATTTTGTATCAAAGCTGTAGACAAATTAGGAAACGAGTCTAACAATGAAACAATTATCTATTCTAATATTGCTTCAGCAACAAACAACTTCAAAGATATACAAACTTTAACTGAGGACATAACTGCTGGAACTTTTGACGCAGACGTAGCATTGACAGATAGTTCAGGTACAACATCTATTGTTTTAGATACTTTGAATAACTTTGATGATGTTACAGGTAATTTTGATGATGCATCAGGAGATTTTGATTTAGGTGGTGCTGATGATAATATTGACAATGAGGGTTTTTATACACTTGCCCAAACTTTATCATTAACAGGTATATTTGATGTATCTTTTATAAAAAGCATAACCATAGATCAAATTGAGGACCCATACGATTTATTTGATGATGGAAGAGGTGTAAGTCTATTTGATGATGCACCAGCACCTTTTGATGGTAATGACCCAACAAATGCAACAGTACAATTACAGATTGCTACTTCAACAACTTCTTTAGATAATGCAACAAGTTTTCAGCCTATGAATACTTCTACTACTTTTAAAGGAAGATATTTTAAATTTAGGTTGCGATTAGCTAATAAAAATTTTAAAACGAGAGCATTTGTATCTGGTATTTCTATTGATATAAAAATGCAAAAAAGACAAGAAACAGGGGAAGATGTAGCAAGTGGAACTTCTACAAAATCTGTTGCTTTCACAAGTGGTTTCTTTGCAATACCATCAATAGGGATAGCGGCACAGAATATGGCTACAGGAGATTTTTTTACTATATCAAACAAATCTATAACAGGTTTTGATATAGATTTTAAAAATTCAAGTGGCACAAATATAAATAGAACTTTTGACTTTGTGGCTGTAGGTCATGGGTTGAAAAGTTCTTCATAAATGTTTATAGGATATATATGAGTCAAGTTTCAGATGTTTCTTTAGCAAATCAAGGGTTTTCAGCTTTTAGAACAGAATTAAATAATATCTTAGGTGCATTAAACTCTATGCATAGTGGAACTTCAAGACCAAGTTCAGCAACTACAGGAACTATTTGGCTAGATACCACTAACTCAGGGTCAAATTCTTTAGAAATAAAATTTTTTGATGGGTCTGATGATATAAGTTTTGCTACTGTAGATACTTCAGCTAACACAATAAACTTCATTGATAGCACAGTATCATTTGATATTGTTAGTGATACTACCCCTCAGCTTGGTGGAGACTTAGACACAAATTCAGCAAATATAAAAATAGATGATGCTCATGGTTTATTTGATGAAAACAACAATGAACAGTTAATATTCCAAACAACTGCTAGTGCTGTGAATTTTGCAGAATTAACAAATGCGGCTA